TGAGTACATAGGTTTTTTAACTTCGCCCCCATACTTTAATGATTGCATGGGCATAGGGTTCTGCATAGGTGCGGGAGCCTGCATAGGCATAGGGGGTGTGTTCTGAGGAACTGTCGGTGTTTTTAGAATACCCTGCAACAGCGGAGGTAAATCAAGAGAATTTGTATTTACAGGTTGTTGAGCCATTGGGTTAGCCTTTTAGTTGCGCGATTAAAATTTCTACTGTAGCTCTTAACCCAGCTACATCATTTGCCAGCTGTTGTACATTTAATACTAACAAATTGTAATCATCCAATACTGGAACGCTTGCTTGTCCGGTTATGGTTACGGCATTACCGTTAATAGTAAACCCTGTTATAACAGCTGTACCCGCACCAGCGGCGTTAACATTTGTCATTTCTTGAGCAGGCGGTGAGTTCACAGTTAACTGAGCTTTAGTTATAGCTTTACTGTCTTGACCGGCTTCTCCTCGGGTTCCCGTTAAAAGTTCTATATTTTCTTTTATTGAGTCTAGCATAAACGCTTGCCACTGATCTACACCGGCATCTGGTAGGGCAGGTATGGCTGAATATTTAGTAGCCATTATAAACTCCTTAATCCTATTGGCGTTTCAGCTAGTTGTATAGACCTTACACGTACAACACTTTCTACCTCAACCTCAAATGTATCGGTCTTATATCCTGCGGGTAACCTAAACGTGCCGCTATTTGACAGAAGTATGGTAGATGTCAAAACTTTATCCACGTATAATTTAAAAGTAACCTCGTTGTCACCATCCCATTGCAGTATTGAATCGTTCCAATTATCTGTTACTGATTCCCAATTAGAGGTAGTGTTAGCTGTATAATCCGCGACTACTCTTGCAGCACCTAAATTTATAGGCGTGGGTGTTTTAATAACTTTAGATTTCCAATTATAGTTAGACAGCGGTTGGTTAGCATTGTCCCATTCAAAAATATCTCCGTTAGTCCCGTTTACATAATACATAGTGTTAGTAATGTTGTCGTGCCAAGATGCTGTAAACGGGTAAGTGGTATCTACAAAATATCCACCGGTCCTATCGTCGCTAGATTTGCTAAATATTATACCGCCTGCTGAATGTCCGCCAAAGTACGAATCTTCAAAAAAATTAGCTACGAGTGTAGTCGGATCTAAATCAGCGTTCCATGTGTCGCTATTGTATAGTTGTTGAGTAACTAGTTGTGGACCTGTAGTCGTGTTGTATAAAGCAAGGCCATCGTGTGTAGCGTACACTACGCCAACGCCTGTATTTACAATGCTATTTTTACTAAGGCAGGGAAACCGTGCGTCTACACGTTGCACACTTAAAAGGGCGGGATCGCTACCAGTTATAATATACGAGTACGCATCTGTCATAACTATGAGCCTGCCAGACATTGCAGCAAACCCTACTACTTTATCTTCTAAAGATATTTTATACGCTATAGGCCAAGCGTGAAATTTATTTGGCTCTGAAAAATAAACTTCGTTGTTTACAAAACCAGCTAACACATTGCTTTGACCTGTTGCCATTGTTGTAAGGCCAGCAAGAGTTGGGGGAGGTGCTGTGTAGGTAGTAGACAACAGTAAACCTGAAAGACTAGCTATACTAAAATCATCCACAAACGAGTAATTAGATTCGCCCCAATACCTTGCCGTATCAGTACCGGGATTTTCAGACGAATCGTGGTATAAAGTACCGGATGCACTAGTAGACGCTACATCCGAAGCAGTTTGGGCAAACGTAAAAATTAAATCGCTAGGTATATCTGTAACTACACCTCCGTCAATATTAAACGATGCTACCGAACAATTAGTTATTTTAAAATAATCTCCGACAGCAAAGTTGTGCGGCTCTGCACAAGTGACTGTAGCTACGTTACTAGTTCTTTGCACATTGGCTAGTGTAGTAGGAAACCATAAGGTAGCTACGCGCAAGTAATCAGCTGTGGTAACCCCAACAACAGTTCTATATAAACGTATTCCTCGTACAAAGTTTTTACCTGTTGGTTTTGCAGAAGGTAAATTAGTAACAGTTACAATTTGTCCTTCACGTATAAACAATGCATCAGAAGGCTCCGACCCAATAGATTCTTCTTCCCACGGCGTAAACCATGTATATACATATGTCCGTGATCGTATTGTTCCTGCTAAGTCTATCTTACCGTCTGTAAAAGCTGTGTTTGTAACTTGAAAACCGGGGCTTGTATATGTCAACGTAGTTGTAGTTGGCGCGTTCACTTCAATAGAAGTAGCGTTAAAAGAACGCATGTAGATACTGATGTAGTAGACGTTACGGTAAACGCAGTAGCAGAAGTTTTAGTCATTGTATAAACGCTGCTGTTAGCAGTACCGGAGGTAAACCTAAGAACAACTTGTGCGCCAGATTCCAGACCATGCGCTGCAGCCATAGTCACAGTTATAGTTGTACCGCTTTGCGAATATGTACCTGCTAGATGAGTAAATCCTGTTACTGTTGCAATCGCTCCTGATTTTAAACCATGTGCTCCACTAGTTGTAAGAGTAACTACACCACTCGCATCTCGTGCAAAATGTGTTGTTGCTTTAGTAGTAAAACTTGCAGCCGCAGCAGCAGGAACAGCCGTAGGTAAAGGCAACCCAAGATCATAGTAGTCTACAGGGTACGGCTCAGACCCAGTTGTTGCCAAAGCATAAGTACTTACCTTTGGTACACCATCTCCTGTGTAGTAGAACCGCTGCTCGTCTGCATCTGTCGAGCCTGACGGCGTAGCAATGTCAACATCTGTGGGCCACGATAACCAGTTTAATTCATTAGTATTTAATATGCTGGCAGTTCCGCCCATGCCACTATGGTTTATACAATAGTAGTATAGTGTAGGCGCACCGGTAGCTATAGTAATTTGAATATACGCACCGGCTTGACCAGCAGTTCCAAACGTAGTTACACCTGTAGTATATTCGTTTCCGCCCCCGTGTGTGCCGTTGGCTGTAGTGCTAAACCTCAATGGATGAGTGGCATTAGAAGCATCTGATTGGTCAAATACGTATGTAGTGCCTGCTACAAAACTTATTGTTGGGCTAACAACTCCGTTTAAATAAAATTTATTACCTGTGCCATAGGAGTTAGTTCCAGATGCTACTGTCACTGTATAATTAGTAGTTGTAGTCGGAACAGGAGTTTTTAAAGCATGTAATCGTTTAATGGTTCCGGTACGTTGAGTGTTATCTACAATAACAGGTGTAGGGTACGGAATAAGATCGCCAGAATAAAGTTTAATATTAGTAGCTACTTGCGCCCCATTGTCAGGCAACAACTCGGGTGCAATCTTTGGCGCTTTACCAAAAAACTTTTGTAGTTTTACTCCAGCCATTATTTAGTCCTTTTAGCTATCAACTAGTTCTATAGCCTTTTCTAAAGTTTCTTTATTTCTACGCGACCAGCCCCTACCATAACGCTTATAATCTTTTAACGATCTATAAAAACTTTCTCGCCCATCGTAGTATTTATGTAATATGTCTTTTGGGTCGTGTTCTGCTACAGCTGCAAGAGATTTAGGTCCAATCTTACCATCTGGCTTAGAACCAATAGCACGTTGCAGTATCTTAGCAGCTTGCCTAGGGCCAGCGTTTACACAAAGGTCTGCACAACTAATATCAACCCCGCTAGGTAAATCGTCCGCTTTAATCGCATCCCAATAATTTGATTTGTACAACGGCATAACATCGTCAACGGTTAAGGTTTTCATTACATCTATTGGTGCTGGTTTGCCTGTGTACTTAGCCCAGTTGTAAGCGGTAACACCTAACATTGTACTTCCTTGATTGCCGTGACCATCACCTTTTTTATTTCCGCTATCATGCACATCATCAGTAAAACCGCCTTCGTGGGCAATTAACATATTAAAAAACTCACCCCAATTTTTTTGCATTTTTATATTCCTCTATTAGTTTTTTCTGGGCTTGTATCTGTTGTTGCTGCGTTTCTAAAGCTACAAACTGTTTATCAAGCTCAGATAGTACAGGTAGTTCTACTACTGTGTTAGCAGTCATCTGTTACTTTTTTCCCTAAGCTCCCTAGACTTCCTTAAAATTTCAGCGCGTTCTGCAGAAGTAAATGTTTGCTTTGTTGTTTTACCTCTGCCGGTTTTTACTTTGTTTCTAGAAACGCTAGGATTTTGACTAGGGGTTGACGGGGGACTAGCTGCAGGAGTTTTGTTTGATCTAGGTTGCTTGTGGGGTATAGCTTCCATAGGGCCATCGTCTCCATCCCTATACAAACTCCTTAATGTTTCCATTTTATAGTTCATATTTATTTCCCCGCATATTTAGATATTGCACGATTTCCAAACCAGAATGCTAAGACTGCGCTCATAAGTCCGGCTGTCTCTGTGTCCCACATTTTGTCAACAGCTTGCATCCAATCGCCGCCAGCCTGTGTGACCTTCACCATGATTACGACTTTTGTGGCAATGAATAGAGCAAAAAACATATAAGTGATAACGGGCCGAACGGACCCACGTAAGGCGTTGATAAAACCTCCAGCGTCGATAGAACTGTCATGTAAATACAACCCTTTCGTTTCTTCAATGTCAGCTTGTTTGTCTAGCTCAACCAGCTTCATCTCAGACCGTTTCTGCGCTAGTTCTGTTTCAATATGCATCATTTCTATACGATGCTTTTGCGCTTGGTTTGCTTTAAAATAATTAAGAACCTCTGGCAGAAATGAACTACCAAAACCTAATAAACTGCCTAGTAGCGTTATCATTTTTCTGATCCTAACCATACAGCAAACGCGCCTGTCATAGCGCCGGTTACGGTTGCAGTCAGCGCAGTAGCTTGCGTACTAACAACATCTTGCGGTAACGACATAAACCACTCAATTACACGAATATACATAATCGTCATTACCAACATCATAAGTCGCGGCATAATTTTCCACGCCAAAAACTTTTCCATAGTCATTAGAAACCCCCTTTCAGGCCATCTAATATTTCCGACAAGCTAGGTCGCTTGTCCTTCCTCTCATAAAGACAACTAAATACTTTGGGACATTCAGAAAAGTTTTTAGTAGGGTAGTGGTATCCCAAGCCACCGTACCCCGCTGTAAATCTGTATACACAAACTTTCTGCCCATTTCCATCTGTAAACCTTTTCCACAGGTGGCATTGCACATGAGTGGGATTAGCAACTCCTGCAAGCGTCATCGACAGTATTAACGCATTTATCATTGTGTAGCCAACATTATTAAATACATACCACCCCCTAGCATACACAATATACCCAAGCTTAATCCACCTATAGCCATGTTATTCTGTATCTGGCGTTTGGCTTCCATAGCTTTATATACAGTTTCTTCTCGTTCAGCACGTATCTTACGGCGCATACCCAGCATCTCGTCGTAAGTCCCCAAGCCAAACCTATAGTCCAGCATGAACTTAATTTCTTTTTCTTTTTCTATCAAAGTTTTCTTACGGATCACAATATCCATAGCTTCTTGCTCTATGTTATCGGTTCCATGCGTCTTTTTATCCAACCATGTTGGGTTTTTACGTTGAGTTTCTGCCCTGCTTATATCCGCAACGGCGCAATACCACTGTCCAAGCTGCTTGCTAACATCCTGCATCTCACGACCAGCGCCGACTAACATTTTTACGCCTTTAAACGCTGCGTTAGCTGCTGCAAAAGCTGTAACAGGGTCAATCATATACTGTTACCTCGTTAGGGTTGACTGATTTAGGTACACAATAAGCTGTACCATAATCTCTTGTTTCGGGATACCCGAAGCGCCTAACTAAGTGTTCAGCGTACCAATTACATATATCTAATCTTTTAAAATATAAATCAGTACTTATTGCCGCACGTTCTGATCCTATGCCTATATATAGTATAAGAACAAAAACGTGTACCACATGCTTACCCCATACGACTAAGAATTGTTAACAGCATAATGATTGTTGCACCAGATGTAGCTATAAGTACAGCTTCAAGACGTTTAATCCTAGTAAAAACCTCTTTAAATTGTATTCGTACTTCTGTCTGCAAAGCCACAACATCCCTTTCTAGCGCGGAAACACGCTCATCTATATCTGGCATTAGCTAGGCTCCGTTGGCCAAGTCACATTTGTGGGAAACCCAGATTGCGCTGGCACATCACGCAGTGCCTGTCGATAGGTGCGCCATGCGTCTGTAATCCTGTCAGCTAGTGCCATACTGTCAGACGATGCTAATAGTTCGTCACGTTTTGCGCGAACTTCAACTGCTGTTGGTAAGGGTTTTGTTTCTTGAAAATCAGGCCAATCAGAGAGGCTTGCATCATCATCAAAGACTGCGCCGTTACCTGTGGTTTTGTTGTACCAAACTTTAGTCATAGCAATCTCCTACACATTGTACTGACGCAAATTACCAGCCGCACCTGCACCACCATTACCACTACCACTTGTTGCACAACCACCGCCACCGCCGGGAGAGGGACCATCGCTCCCTGTTGAACCAGCAGCACCACCCGCAGCAGCAAATTGGCTACTTCCCGGAAGTCCTAAAGTGCCATTACTTATTATACGGCCTCCGTTGCCTGATCCAAAAATGCAAGCCTCAGCACCATCAGTCCCACCGCTGTACGCTTTTTCCCCAAGACCATATACCGCTCTAATACCACTAGGTACTCCAAGGTCCGTAAATTCATAGGGTGGCGTATTAAACAAGACAAAGTCATCAGAAGCCGCAGATAAAGGAATTATGTCAACTAAACTTA